CGAGCGCAGCGGCCTTGCGATAATCCAGACGGTCCGCCACGCCACCCATGCGCTGCAGCACGTCTATAATATCCGCCCCTTTCGACATGGCGTTATCGTCCAGGTAGTTCAGCGCATCGCCCAGCTGTTCAATGTTGCGGGTCGGCACCTTATACAGACTGGCGATTTTCCCCAGCCCCTCGGACAGCTCATCGGCGGGCAGTTCAAACGCCGTGGATGCTTTGGCCGCCGTGCTGGCAAAGGCCAGCAGATCGCGCTTCTGATCCGCCCATGAATCGTTCGGGTTCGCCACGTTCATGCGCGCCCCGCCTTCAACCAGCGCGGCATAATCCATCGCACCGTTTTCCATCGGCAGCTGTTCGCTGGCGGCCTTGATGGCGTCCTGCAATTCATAGAACCGGGCGGTGCGGTTGCCGTTATCATCGCGCAAACCGCTGACCTGTTTTGCCACGCCCTTCATCGCGTCTTCCATGCTCGCATAACTTTTCACCGCCGCCATCACCGGTGCGCCCATGGCCACCCCGGCGGCCGTGGTGGTGGCCCCGGCTCCGGCGATCCGGTCACGAACCTCAAGACTACGAGAGTATGCAGCGCGGGCGGCGTGCATTCTCCGCTGCTGTTCTCCTACCCTTTTTAACCTCGCTTCCTGCTCGGAAAGCTGCTTGTTGTATCGCATCGTTTCGCGAGTGATGCGGGCGGTGGCTCCGGCTCCGTCATTGGCTGAAATACCGGCACGGTAAAGCTCAGCGCGGACAAGCGCCGTTTGTCGTTGCAGCTTTTGCTGACGTTCTTCAAGTCGCTGCGTGGCGAGCTGCTGCCTTCCCAGCGCAACAATTTGCCGTTGTGAGGGTGGTCCCATCGCGCCCAGCTCATTACTCAGTAAGCTTGCACGCTGGCGGGCATAGTTAAGGCGATCGCCTAATTTCTGATTTTCCGCCTGGAGCTTTCGAAAGCTTGCAAGACTACCCGCCTGGGCATCTAACTCTTTAAGGCGTGCGCGGCTTTGCTGGACGGCAGTTGCAAGCTCTTTCGAGCTGGCCTGCGCGGATCTGAACGGGCGGGTGAGCTTATCAACCGCATTAAGAATCACCTGCAGGCGCAGGTTGTTGTCACTCATCGCTGGCCCCGCTTCGCTGAATGGCTTTGTGTCGCCACTCCAGCACGTCCGTTAGCGGCATAACGTCGGTGACGGACGGCGACCAGTGGAAGATGGTGGCAATGTCTGCCACTAAATCATCAACCGTCAGGCTGTCGGCAAACCGGCAAGCACCGACTTCTTCAATAAAAAAGTCACCACCTCAACCGACAGTGCGGTGAGATCGGCGGGGTCCAGCTCCGCCATTTCCTGCGCGGTCAGGGTCGGCGTGGAAATACGCGGAATAACGGTCATCATCGCGCCCACGTCCATATCCATAATCGCCTGCAGGCGAGTGCCCCGCAGCGCGCCGGACTGAGGTTTGCGCAGAATGATTTCCGTGATTTCGGTTTTACCGCGCATGATCGGCGTATCCAGCTGTACTGTCTTTTCGGTTGGTTTATCACTCATGTTCTTTTCCTTTTGATGCGTACTGGCGCGGCTGCCCGCGCCGTTTAAGTTAATCAGAGGCCGAGGGCGTTACGGTGCGCTTCCATCAGGTCCACGCCGTCCACGATTTCAATCATGTTGATCAGGTCGACCTCATAGAGGACTTCGCCGTTGATGGTCAGCTTCGCGTAGCTGTTGGTGCTGGTCACTTTGGTGGTGCTGCTTTCGCCAGTTTTCCACTCGCCGGAATCCAGCTCCTTATGACGCCCGCGTACAACCAGCTCGACGGCCTGCACTTCGCCGGTGTCGTCGCGCTGGATAGAGCCGGTAAAGCGCAGCTGGATGGCGTCCACCGTCGCTTTGCCCATCTGCTTAAACAGCAGCAGCTCGGTGCCGCCGATGGAAAATTCCGTATCAATAGCGCCGTCATCCAGCCCCATATCCACGTCGACCGCGCCCGGCATCCCGCCGCCGCGATACTTCTCAAACTTGCGGGTAAATTTCGGCAGGGTCAGCGATTCGACGATCCCCTGCCAGTTGTTCCCGTCGTTGAACAGGTTCAGATGTTTCAGCTTGCGTGGTAAAGCCATGGTGTCCCCTTACGCGCTGACCTGGCTGGAGAAATCCAGCAGGTACTGATCGGTGATGCGCTGGCGCAGCATCAGGTTTTCCAGCGGCGGCACTGGCGTGTAGTCGTAGTCGATAGTGAGTTTCCCGGCTTTCAGGGAGTCCTTATCGTTCACGGCCTCGTCCAGCCAGCAGTCCGCGCCGATGATGTAGCCCTGCGTTTTCAGGCTGCGCAGTTTGGCGCGGATGCCTTCGATAATGTCGCGGGCCAGCGACGGATTCAGCACGCCATCCACCGCCCACATGTGCGCCTCGGCAATGGTGTCTGCCAGCACCTGTGCGGTGCGGGTGTAGTTCTCGAAGGCAAACAGCGGATCGTCACTCAGGCAGCGGGAACCCCAGAAGCGGAAGCCGTCCTTGCGGATAAGCGTGGTGACGTCGTTCTGGTTGAGTAGCCCCGCGTCGGTTGCCGGGTCCTGCAGGTCCCAGAACACATCAGCGGACAGTCCGGTGACGCCGTTCACGCCGACGTTGGACAGGGTTTTGTGCCAGCCGGTCTGCTCGTCGATTTTGGCGCGCAGACCAAGCGCACGGGCGGAGGCGTATGCCGTCGCGTCGGCATTCAGCACGGTGTCAAAATTGATGAAGTCAGGCCAGATCAGCATCCCCTCGCGCTGGCTGAAATTAGCGCGGTAGGCAATGGCGTCTTCCACCGTTTTGCAGCCATAAGCGGACAGGTAAGCAAACCCGCGCAGACTCTGCGCCACGCTGAGCAATTCAGTTGCCACCGCCTGCGTATCGTGTCCCGGCACGCCAAGGATGCGAGGCTTCACGCCGAGCTGGGACTGCGCCGACAACAGCGCCTTCATGCCCGTTTTTTTGCCGTCAGCGGTTACGCCGCCGATGATGTTGGAGGTGGTTTCCGCTTCGGTTTCGCCCTGGGCCACGCGTACCACGACAGTGACGGGTTTGGCCTGGTCGGAAATGGCATCCAGCGAACGGGCCAGCGTGCCAGACTCGCCCGCTTTGCCGCTGGCGGTCAGTACATCGGTCAACAGGACCGGTTTATTGAGAGGGAACATTGCCGCATCAGCATCATCGCCGGTGCAGACCATGCCCACGATGGCGGTGCTCACCGTGGTAATCGGTCGGGTGCCTTCGTTGATTTCAACAACGCGCACCCCGTGGTGGTAATCCTGAGCCATAAAGCAGTCACTCCGGTGTAGAAGGGGTGTGCTTATGTTCTGGCGGAATTACGCGCGGCGCACGCGACGGGCATTGTGAAGTGAATGAGACAATGAAAGAATACAAAAATCCCCGCGGGCGCGGGGATCATTCAATCAGTCATTATCATCAACAGTATCCGCCAGGAAAGGTATACCCTGACTATCGACTGACAGAATTTTTCCTTTTGGAATATCCTTCATCGTGAAAAACCAGCTATCGTCCGGCAGTTCAATCGCCCCCGTGGTGTCATGAAACCCCGGGATAACTTCGGTCAACGTATTCGGATTAAACAGACGCATATACCCTCCATGAAAAAGCACTTGATGAAGCCTGCCCATCTAAAAGCTGGCATCTGGCCTTGAAACCCGTTTTGGTAACGGTGTCATCCAGGATCGTTGATGTATGAATGTTTTTTGGCGTATTTACACCGGGATCTGTTGATGTCCTTTCCGCAATAGAAATCATTCTGCTGACAGAAGGCAGCGCAATGGGATAGGTGACAGTTGCGAGGCCGTTTACGATGGATGACCAGGCCCCCATCACCTCCGTTGAACCATCTGACCAGATGGTCCATGAGCCATTAGCGTTTGTCCCACGGCTGACAACATAAACCGCCTCTTTCAAACCGAGGTATTCGAGAATACCGGCAGCAGATTTCCCTGATAGGTCGGTGAGCGTACTGTTGAGCGGTTGCTTACCTGCCAGCGCATTGGTCATTGTGGTAGCGAAATTCGGATCGTTCCCCAGCGCAGCAGCCAGTTCGTTCAGCGTATCCAGTGCAGCCGGAGAGGAATCAACCATTGCTGCCAGAGCCGATTTAACGAAAGCCGTGGTCGCAATCTGCGTATTGTTTACCGTCTGTGCCGCCGTCGGTGCTGTCGGCGTGCCGTTCAGTACCGGACTTGCCAGAGGCGCTTTCAGTGCCAGCGCGTTATTGAGTGCCGTCACCACTGCCTGCACAAACGCCGTACTGGCAATCTGGGTGGTATTCGTTCCCGCCGGTGCAGTTGGCGTTTTGGGCGTGCCCGTCAACGTCGGACTCTCTTTCGGTGCATATTGCGTATGCGGGTCCGCTGCGACGATGTGTTTTGCCAACTGGTCATCGACATAAACCCTCAGCTCCAGCACCTTGTCATCAACATACTTGCGCGTAGCCAGCACCACGGCAGGGTCAATTTTCAGGGTGATGGTGTCGGTGCTGCTGGTAATCAGCACCATGCGCACGGTCTGGGTGCGCCCGCTCCCCTCCGCCAGCTGCGGCTTGTAGCTTTCCGGGCAGTTGCCCACAGCAATCAGCGCGCCGGACTCATCAAACAGGCCAACCTCGCGAATCCACCACCCGCCCTCAGTTTCGGGGATCACCTGTTCGGCAATAATCTGGCTGCTGTTCTGCGGGTCGATGTACAGCATATTAAGGGAGGCGCGGCGCTTTTCAGCAATCAGTTTCGTCTGCTGCGCGCTGGGCGTGGGGAGTACACCGCCACCATCGCCGACGGCCATCTGGGTAATTTTCAGTGGTACGCCGAGTGCGGCGGCGCTGGCAAGTTTTGCCGCCCCGATATCCGTCAGCAGGGTATAAAATTTTGCACTCATGGATTCACTCTCACTGTGTCGATAACGTGGACCGCCCCGCCGTCATAAGCGGTGCCGCCGGAAATAATGGTTTCATTGATGTACGGGTAAATCGTGATTTCTTCGCCGGCATAGGTGGCCGCACCGACAAAATTCGGCCCGCTGGTCTGCAGGTTGATGGACATGCCTATCAGATGACGGCTACAGGGTTTGGCATCACTGATGAGCCGCTCCAGCTCCAGATAGGTTTCTTCGGTAATGCCCTGGTCCTGCACACCAATGTCCAGGCGAAACGTGCCCGACGCATCGCCGGTCTGCCACCATTCGATAATGCGGATCAGGAAGCCAAACGGCTCCACTACGCGACGCACGGCGCTGGTTGTGCCTTTGTGCTGATGGATATAGAACGCATCCTGCACAACCCGGCGCTTCACGCTTTCCGTCCAGTTCTCGTCCCAGCGGTCCACAGAAAAGGCCCACGCAAGATATGGCAGGAAACTGACCGGACAGGTTGCCGGATTCCATAAATCGCGCAGCGGCACCTCAAGGCCAGAAATCCCGCTGCAGCTCTGCGCCAGCCGGCGCTCAAATGGCGATGAGCCAGGCGGCAGGAGACTATTCATCCGTGCCCCCGTTGGCCACATTCCACCGCGTGCAGGAGGCGGCCTGCGTTTTGTCCAGCACCACATCCGCCAGTGGAGACGCCAGCTCCACGCGCTGCACACCTTCAACATGCAGCGCGGCATACAGGGCGCTGCGGCGGATATCACGCCCGAGTCGCGTCTGGCTGGCGATGTACTTCTGCAGGCTGGCTTTTGCCGCCGCCATCA